CCAGATCGACCTGCTTACGGCCATTGACAAGGGCATAGTCAAGCTGGTCGACCAAGGCACAGACGCAGTCGCAACGTAGGTAGAGCCATGCCGACATACACATGGGTCGAGGACCGCGCCAGCAGGTCGGCGACCATTCATCGACTCAACAGGCGTTCGCAAAACACGTACAAGAAATCGTGGAAAATATTCGGCACTGACGACGACATTGCGGTGCACGCAGACGTCAATTTGACGCTGTGGACTGACTACATGTTCTGGCAATATCCCGGGCAGCCGCTCAACAAACTGCAAGCCGAGAGCTACACGCTCGAGTACCTCGGCGACAAGGCGTGGCAACTGACGGTGACCTACGTCAGCCGAGGCGCGGACGATGACACGCAACCCCAACCGATCCGTCGGTCGAGGTCCTTCGACACCAGCGGTGCTACCACGCACATCTCGCAACAGCCGTCGTATGGTGCTGGCTCAGCCCTTGGCGGCCGCACCACGTCGCAAGAGAAGCGATACCCAGTCGGTGGAGACTCGCCGGCACCAGACCAGCAAGGCGCAATCGGCGTCGACGGCGACACTGTCCAAGGCGTTGACATTGTCGTCCCAGCGCTCCAATGGACTGAAAACTATGACGTGCCGCACCAGTACATCACTGACGATTACGTCAAGATCGTGTCCAGCTTGACAGGTACCACCAACAACCAGGCGTTCCGTAGCTTCCGGGCCGGCGAAGTGTTGTTCATGGGGGCGAACGGCTCACAGGATTGGGACGAGGACAAGGGCAATAGTCCGTGGTCGCTATCGTTCAAGTTTGTGGCGTCACCCAATGCAGACGGCACGACGCTGCCGACCCTCACCATTGGCAGCATTACAGGCATTGAAAAAAAGGGCCATGAGTACCTGTGGGTGAGGTACTGGGATCAAGTCGTTGACGCGACTTTGTTAAAGCGGCCCACGCACGTGTACGTCAATCAGGTCTACCCCGAGGCCGACTTTAGTTTGCTTGGAATCGGAGTCACCTAGTGCCTACTCGTCGTGACGGCCGGGTCGAGCCAGGACAACCGGTGCGGACGGCGTTCTCGGCCGGCGCGTGGAACCGCGCGCAGGATGCGGCGGACGTCGTTCTTGGTCAGCGCGACGGGTTCGACGCAGATGGCCCGATCTATGGCAGCGCCCCGTACACGGCACTGCCGTGCAAAAACGTCAGCGGCCAGACCGTGCCACGCTGGGGCGTGCTGGCGATCACCGGGCTGGAGGTCGCACCAACTGGCGTTACTGGGCCGGCCACGGCCCAGTACGAGCAATCACCTGTCTTGAGGGGCAGCACGCCAACCACCTCGACCAACGATTTGTTCGGCGTCGCCGTGGAGCCAATCGCCAATAACGCAATCGGCAGGCTGGCTGTGGATGGCCTTGTTCAGGTCAAGCTCGAGGTCCGCAACACGGCGGACGCGACGGCCGGCCCGAAGGCATCGACGTCCGAGCTGCAAAGCGGCGGCAACGGTGCGGCCATCATTTACAAGGAGTCCGGGACTGGTGCGAACAAATGGGCACTGGTGCGGATTGGCGCAGGGAGGGGCACCGTGCGACTGGGAACCGTCTCCGCAACGTGGAACAAAGGCGCCACTGCCACGGTGACGCAACAAGCCGGCGACGGCACGGCGTTGTCACCTGCCACAACGTTCACGGCCACCAACTATTTCGCCACGGTCACCGTATCTAGCGGCACGCGACGGGTGGCGTGTGCATTGATTGACAGCACGTGGGTACTGATTGCGGCGGAGTGTGCGTGATGTTTTTGGGATGCTCGCCGTGTTGCAATCCTTGCACAGGAGACTGGAGCGTAGCCACCGATGTGATAGTGGAAATCACGGCCAACGATTACCTTTTGCAACGCACGCGAATCTACAACACGCAGAGCGAGTTTGGAACAGCAACGCAAAAAGAGTCTGTGGCCGCAAAAACATCAATACTCGACGGTACGCATTTTTTGACGCGCATCGGCTCTCTTGGAGCGTTTACCAGGTGGTCCGTTGAAGTGCAGGGACAGCCTTCAGGGTGCGGAGCGGTAACTATTGTTGTGGATGTGTACAACAATCCAAGCACCGCGCCGACAAATCTGTTTTATGCATTGCAACTTCTAAACGTGCGGCTTATTGGAAAAATGGAAAGGCAGTATAGCAGCGGGCAGTTATCGTGCGGCAATTCTCAATACTACGACATTGACACCATAGGCGGGTGCACGTCCTCGTCCGCAGACTGCTCTCAAGCGTCCAATGCAGTCAACGACAGGTCTGTTGTGTCCCAGTGCATCAACGGGCAGTTCACAAACCCAATGCCGTACGCTCCATTGTTTGGGCAGCCAGGCTTCTCCATCGGTTCGGATTGGCAGCTTATTTCAAGCGTGACTGATGCAGACACGACAATGGATAGCGTTGTCGTTCAATCAGTGGACATCGTCCTCCCATGACGGCGTGCGCGTTCGTGTGCACTGACGCCGATCACATGCATGACTGCACGTGCAACCGGTGCGGCCGTCGCGTGCGCGTCCGTCGGCTGCCGGTGAACGCAGAGTGTGCACCCGCTCCCGGCCTTGGTGATCGCGTCGCCGCCGCGCTGGACTCCGCAGGCATCACCAAGGAACGTGTGGCCGCTGCGCTAGGCGTCAAGGACTGCGGATGCCAGCAGCGCCAGCAATGGCTCAACGAGGTTGGCTACAGAATCGGCATCGGCACACCAAACCCTGACCACACCGGCACCACGGATTTGGACGCACATGGATAAGGTGGTGGCATGGCGAGGCGACAGCGGACGATCGAGATCGCCGGTGCCAAGTGGCACATCGTCCGGGCGCGGCTGCGCAATCTCTACGGCCTGTGCGACTACGCCACGCGCACGATCAAGGTCGACTCCCGCCTGACCGGCACCGACTACCTCGACACGCTCCTGCACGAGCTGATCCACGCCCGCTGGCCGGACATCTCAGAAGAGAGTGTCCAGGAGTTTGCCGGCATGCTCACCACCGTCCTCGAGCAGGAGGGCTTCCGACGTGACGAGTGACGACACGCCGTCAATCATCGACCAAGTGCTCGCCGTCGCGGCGAACAAAGGCCCCGGGTACGCGCCGTGGTACATGCGGCTGCCGGAGGCCGACCTGCGGCAGCTCGAGGAGCTGCGGGATCGGTGGCGTGTCGGCCAGGTGCCGATGCACAAACGGGCGCTGGCCCGGGCGATCGTCACGGTGTGCCAACAGCGTGGCCACGACATCTGCGGCATCCAAGGAGTCGAGGCGTGGATCGGACGACGAAGCCACTAGCCGACGCCGTCCTGGCCGAGGCGGCAGCCGACGTGCCGCCGGGCAAGGACACCGAGCAGATCACGCAACGCACCGACGGCGACACCGTCGAGGCCCGCAGCGTCTCGCGCACGATCCGCACGGTCGAGGACCTCCTGCGGCACATCGAGGCCGACATGACCCGGTACGAGGTCGCGGCCTCGGAGGCCACGAAGTGGGAAGGGATGTCCGTCGACCGGTCGACCGGCCAGCCGGTGGTGACCGAGCTGTTTCGCGTTTTTGTGCGGCTGAAGCCGCGCGCCGGCCCGGGCGTGCGTGAGGTCGTCGAGGCGATGATCGCAGCGGCCAGCCGCGACATCGTGCGGCCGACTCGGCCGAAGGCCAAGGTCGTCAAGGGCGACCGCTGGGCGGTGCTCGTGATAGCCGACCCGCATTTCGGCAAGTACGCGTGGGCTCGCACGACCGGCCAGCAAGACTACGACGTCGGCATCGCGGCCACGCTTATCAGGGAGGCGTCACAGGAGCTGCTGTCGATCGCCGCATCCATGCGGCCGAGCCGGCTGACAGTGGCTACGCTCGGCGACGTGTACCACTACGACACGCCGAGCGGCACCACGACGAGCGGCACGCCGCTTGAGCGGGACGGCCGGCTCCAGAAGATGATCGAGGTCGGCACCGACGAGCTGCTGCGTGTCGTGGACCTGGCCGGCGACATCGCCCCGACCGACACGCTCACGGTCCACGGCAACCACGACGAAACGCTGACATGGGCGTGGCTGCGGATCCTGCAGGAGCGCTTCCGCAAGGACCGCCGGGTGCGGGTCGAGGACACGTTCACGCCCCGCAAGTACCTGCACCACGCCGGCAACCTGCTCGGCTTCTGCCACGGCCACCGGGCCAAAAAGAAGCTGCCGCAGCTCATGGCGCTCGAGGCGGCGGAATTGTGGAGCCAGTGCCCCTACCGCGAGATTCACACCGGGCACTACCACCAGCAGTCCGCCGAGTGGAGTCGGCCGATCGAGACGATCGACGGCGTGCTCGTGCGGGTCGCCCCTGCCCTGTGTCCGCCGGACGAGTGGCACGCGCAGCAGGGCTTTGTCGGCAACAGGCAGGCGATGGAGTTGTTCGTGTACGAGCGCGGCGGCGGGCTGTCGAGCATGCACGTATCTGGACCACCACCAGGAGGACGACGGTGACACTGGACGAGAGCAACGCTGCCCTGCGGGCGGCTGTGACGGCACGACACGAGGGCATGGCAGCGTCGCTGGCGGGCTGCCCGCCGGCGCAGGCCGCGGC